AACACGAGTGGGAAGAACCGAGAACAGTTGTCACCGAATTGGGTGGAGCAACTAATGGGCGTCCCTGTCGGGTTAACCCAGTTGCCAACCGAACTGATCGACTAAGGTTGTTGGGCAATGGTGTCGTACCAGCGACTTGTGAACGTGCGGTAAGACTTTTATACGCAGAACTATACAATAATACTAACTTGAAAGGAGCTTAAAATGTATGTAAGAGTCACGAGTTTTCTTCTTAACTTATTCAATCAATTCAATAATTTAGTTGACATAATATCTGTTCGTACATTTCTTAGGAGATGTAACGGCGTGACAATGTCGTGACCACAACCACCAACAAACAATAAACGAATTATGGATCAGCTAGAGCTTAACCTAGAGATGCAACAGTCGGGCATCGCCCGTTACCGCCGTAAGGTCGAGTCTGCAAAGCGTCGTGAAAAGGAATCCGAATCGCCTTATGGTCAGCGTTTGTTACGTGGGACATTACCGCAAGTCATCGACGAAGTAAAAAACCGAATCAAGTACCACAAGAAGAACACAGCGGCTGTACCGAAATGGTTTCCGCTTATATGGGACATGAAACCTGAAGTCATCAGCTTAATCGCGATGAAGACAATGCTTGACGGTATCTGTCGTAAACATCCGCTGACTAACACAGCGATTCGAGTCGCGACAAACATCGAAGATGAAGCACGATACATCCGTATGAAGGAAGAGTATCCTGACGTGTTTAAGTTCGCTAAAAAGGACGTTGAGAAATGGAGTGATCGTACGTACCGACGGATTCGTGAAGCGTTTTTAAGGCACGAACAAGGCGAAGCAAAGAAAGGTAACATCGAACCTTGGAAGGTCTGGACGCGTAAAGAAAAAATATTGATGGGTACGTGGTTACTAGAGCTTATCCGCACGGTTACAAACTTAGTTACCTTCGTCATGTTAGGACACAAAAATAAAACGCGTTGGGTTATTACAGCCAGTGACGATTTATTCCAATGGATAGCGGACTACAATCAAAGCCAAGAATTATTACAACCTTTATGGTTACCTATGGTGGAGACGCCCGCACATTGGAAAGGTCTATGGCAAGGCGGATACAAGGATGTTGATCTTCAACCGCTTACATTTATCAAGTCAAACGACATGGAATACATGCGTGAGCTTGACACGTCAAATTTCCAACCAGTGATCGATTCGGTTAACCACGTACAAGATACGCCTTGGACGGTTAATGACAAGGTACTAAAGATTGCACGATGGGCATGGGATAATGACCGAGAGATCGGCGAGATGTGCCGTCGTACTGACTACGAGTTACCGCCTTTTGATCCGACAGCCGAAGGCGATCCAGAACGTAAGCGTGAGCTTGGACGTAAGAGCGGAGTGCTTAGAAGTTTAAACATATCGTTACGCAGTCAACGTTTACAAATCATAAAGACGTTATGGTTAGGTGATAAGTATGCGGGTAAACACTTTTACTTTCCACATCAGATCGACTTTCGTGGACGCATGTATCCCGTGCCTTACTACCTGTCGCCACAAGGTACGGACTTAGCGAAGTCTCTTTTATTGTTTAGTGAGTCGGAAACGATTTGGAATCCTGAGACAGACGCTCGATGGTTAGCGATACACGGTGCGAACTGTTACGGCATGGACAAGGTGACGTTTGACGAGCGTGTTAAGTGGGTCAATGACAGACGCCAAGAAATATTTGAAGTGTGTAAAGACCCGAAGGTCAACGACTGGTGGACAGGCGCAGATGAGCCGTGGCAGTTCCTAGCATTTTGTTTTGAATGGGGTGAGTTATTAAGCATGGGTGGACGGGGATTTAAAACCCGTCTGCCCGTCGCTATGGACGCGTCAAACAACGGCATACAATTACTTTCTTTGTTGGGTAGGGATGAGATCGGCGGTCGAGCTACAAACGTATCAGCTACGGAAGCTCCCGCCGATCTCTATCAATTTGTAGCGGATCAAGTAACGGAAGAATTAAAGAAGAAAGCTAAGAAGGGCGATCACATCGCGACTGAATGGTTAAAGCTAGGCATCACACGTAAGCTTACTAAACGACCCGTCATGGTTAAACCCTACGGCGGTACTCGCCAGTCTTGTCGCGACTATGTCCACGAGTGGTTTAGAGACATGTGTCTTGAACGCGACATCGACCCGTTTGGAAGTGAGACAACACCCGCAGTCAGTCAATTATCTATGGTCGTGTGGAAAGCGATGGACGAATGTTTAAGTCGACCAAACGCAGTCATGGCGTGGCTTCAACAATGTGCGAGGTTGTTAGCACGTGAAGGCAAGGCGATTGAGTGGACGACACCACTTGGTTTTAAAGTACGACAAAAATATTTTAACACGAAAGGATCACAGATTGAAACGATGTTAGGCGACAGGATTTCGTTTGTTAGATGGCATCAACCGTTGAACGAACTTAATCGTAAACGTCAAGCCAATGGCATCAGTCCTAATTATGTACACAGTCTTGACGCTACCATCGCACACAAGACGACGAACGAAGCGAAGAAGATGGGCATCCGTTCACTTGCTATGGTACACGACAGCTTCGCAACTCACTCGACAAACAGCGAAGCATTAAGCGGGATCATACGACGAGAAACCGCAAACACTTTCAACGAGGACTTACTTCTTAAATTCAAGGATGAAGTCCAACTACAAACCAAAGAAGAACTACCAGACCTACCCCCTTACGGAACTCTTGATCCGCTTGAGGTGCTAGGCTCTGACTATTTCTTCGCATAACAACGACGCTTAAAAGGAGCGATTAATGACCAGATATAATATGAAGACAATAACCACACCAACAGGAACAGCAAGATACTGCTACCTCACAAACCCATCGAAAGGCGAATATGATTCAGAGTATGGAACGTACCGTACTGAGTTGATATTAGATAAAGCTGATTGGGATAAGTTAAAAGCACAGGTACAACCTGAGTACGAAGCCGCTTACCTCGCCGAGAACACCAAGCAAGGTAAAGAACTAAAGAGAGCGAACCTTCCATTCGTCATCGACGGAGAAGATCACATCGTAAAGTTAAAGATGAAAGCGGGTGGTAAACGCCGTGACGGAACTGAGTACAAGTTAAGCGTTGCGTTGTTCGACAGCCAAGGTAACCCGATGAAAGGCGACGACATCGTCGGTGGTGGTAGTCGTATCAAGATCGGAATGAAGATGAGGTTTTGGTACGTCGCCGCACATGGATTCGGTATGACACTCGAACCACAAGGCGTTCAAGTACTCGAACTTGCCGCTGTCGGAACAAGCGAGAAAGCAACATCATTTGGATTCACCGCAGAAGAAGGTGGATATACAAACGGAGGAGAAACATTCGAGAATACTCTCGATCAACCAGAACCTAATGCCGAGGAAACCAAGCAAGAAGCGCCCCTGTCGGCGGACTTCTAAGTATCGTTCTGGATTTGAAGCAAAGACCGCTTATTGGTTAGAGCGGAACGGCATCAAGTTCGGGTACGAAACTGTGAAGATCGAATACAGGAAACTATCAACGTACACACCTGACTTTATTCTACCAAACGGAATAATCGTCGAGACTAAAGGACTATGGACGAGTGAAGACAGAACCAAACATCTCCTTATTCGAGAACAACATCCCGAACTTGATGTCCGTCTTTGTTTTATGAACGCGTCAAACAAGATACGCAAAGGTTCTAAAACAACATACGCAAAATACTGCGAACAGAAAGGCATTAAATACTGTGATAAAACGATACCAAAATCATGGCTGAATACCAAGAAATCCACACGTCCTGTTCCGCCTGTGGTTCAAGTGACGGACGATCTACATACGTAGACGGATCAAGTCATTGCTTCAGCTGTGGAAAGAACACTCAACCCAACAAAAATGAAAAACAAAAAATGGAAGAACAACCAACGACCAAAACTAATAAAGCGTCGTTTGTAAGTAACGGCAAGACCACCGCTTTAACGCGAAGAAACCTGACGGAAGAGACGTGTAAGAAGTGGGGATATCAAGCCGCAGACGTCGATGGACAGATGGTTCAAGTCGCAAACTACCGTACTCGTGACGGCAAGTTATGTGGACAGAAGATTAGATACGCCGACAAATCATTCAAGGTACGCGGCGAACTGATCGGACTATACGGACAACATCTGTGGCGAGACAGCGGTAAACGAGTCGTCGTAACCGAAGGAGAGATCGACGCTTTAAGCGTGTCCCAAGCGTTTAACAATCGCTGGGCAGTCGTATCTGTACCGCACGGTGCTGGCGGAGCTAAGAACAACGTCGCACAAGCACTCGATTGGCTTGAACGATATGAAGAAGTGGTTTTTATGTTTGATATGGACGAACCAGGACGCAAGGGAGCGGCAGAATGTGCGGCTCTTCTAACTCCTGGACGTGCAAAGATAGCCGAGCTACCGCTGAAAGACCCGAACGATATGCTAAAGGCGAACCGTGCAAAGGAGCTTGTAACAGCAGTCTTTGAAGCGCGTGAGTATCGCCCCGATGGTATCGTCGGTGCTGAAGAACTATGGGAAAAGATAAGCGAAGTAAATAACACGGAGTCTCAACCGTACCCATACACATCCTTGAACGACATGACACACGGTATAAGGCGAGGCGAACTCGTCACGATATGCGCGGGTAGTGGGATTGGGAAGTCTCTGTTTTGTCGTGAGGTTGCGTATTCATTATTAGGACGTGGTGAAACAGTCGGTTACATCGCGCTTGAAGAGTCAGTCAGGCGGACAGCTCTAGGTATAATGGGACTACACGTTAACAAACCGCTTCATCTCGAAAAGGAAATACATCACGAAGTATTACGACCTACGTTTGAAGAGACGGTAGGGAACGGACGCTTCTTTACCTACGATCACTTCGGAAGTTGTGACAGCGATAATCTACTCAATCGAATTAGATACCTATGCAAAGGACTAAACTGTAAGTGGATATTTCTTGATCATTTATCAATAGTGGTAAGTGGGTTTGAAGGTGATGATGAACGACGTTTGATAGACAACACGATGACACGCCTACGTTCTCTCGTCGAAGAGACGCAATGTGGCATGGTACTAGTCAGTCATTTAAAGCGACCTCCAGGCGCTGGACACGAGGAAGGGGCGATCACATCGCTTGCACATCTTCGAGGTTCACACGCCATACCGCAACTGTCTGACATGGTTATTGGATTAGAACGTAATCAACAATCAGAAGCAGACGCAAACCAAACACGTATAAGAGTGTTGAAGAACCGATTCTCAGGCGAGACAGGACTAGCTTCAACATTACATTTCAACCAACAAACAGGAAGATTAAATGAACATGATAACTCGTTTCTTAAAACTAATAACAATACTACCGAAGCCTCGTCACAGTCGTTCTGATTATTCAAAACTGTTCCGTGCGATCCGTCTTGTCGAAAGTGGTGGTGCTTATGATGCGCCTTATGCCGTCGGTGACAGCGGTCGATCAATCGGTCCTTATCAAATAAGCTTTAGCTATTGGCTCGACGCTTATAACTACGATCAATCAATCGACGGAACGTGGGCAATGTGTGTCGATCAGGTCTACGCCGAACAAGTGATGATGGTATATTGGAAAAGACACGCACCGAAGGATGCGACTTGGGAAGTCTTAGCACGGATACACAACGGCGGACCTAATGGTTACCACAAGGTTGAGACACAAGAATATTGGAAGAAAGTTATACGCTACCTATGAACATGAACAAAACATTATACTTCGACATCGAGACTAACGGGTTAGAAGACTTCGTAACGCTTGATGATTTACATACCGTTCATTGTTTGAGCGTTTATAACCCGATTAAGCAACAGATGTTGACCTTCGATAGCGACAGTATGCAACAAGGACTACATCTACTTGACAGCGCTGAGACAATCGTCGGACATAACATCATAGGCTTCGATGTACCAGCGCTGACTAAGCTGTATGGATGGTCGCCTAAAGCGCGTATACTAGACACAGCAGTGACGACACGTTGTGTACATTCTGACTTGTTCAAACTCGACATGGTACGTAAGGATTTCCCGAAAGAATATTGGGGGTCACATAGCTTGAAGGCGTGGGGTAATCGTTTAGGCGTGTCTAAGATGGAGTTCGATTCCGAGAACTTCGACGTGTATACGGAAGAGATGCGTAAGTATTGTGAACGTGATGTAATTGTGACACACGCTATAGGCGCTTACCTTCGCGATGAAGAACCTGACAATCGTATGTTAAACCTAGAACATCAGTTCGCTAGGATCATACGTAAACAGGAACTTGCGGGGTTTGCCTTTGACGAAGATAAAGCGGACAAGTTAATACAAGTACTTACCACACGACGTGCTGAACTCCTCGACGATTTACAGAAGACATTTCCACCTGTAGTCGAAGAGATGAAGACACCCGAAGGATGGGAAATAGAGATCGACGGTAGACAGTTCTTTGGCGTGACTAAAGCGGCGTTAAAGAAGATACTGAAAGAAGACGGACAAGTACAAGCGTTAGCTAACAAGGCGACTAAGCTAGGCAACAAGACTAAGAACATACCTTTTAATCCAGGCAGTCGCGATCAGATCGCCGCACGTTTAAAAGAACTAGGTTGGAAACCCGTACACTTCACACCCGATGGTAAACCTAAGATCGACGAAGCCGTGCTTAAAAATGTAAAGCATCCATCGGCAGACTTACTACTTGAATACCTAATGGTTGTTAAACGTCTAGGCATGTTAGCCGAAGGCGACAACGCTTGGATCAAACGCGTTCGTAATGGACGTATCCACGGTAAGGTAAATACTAACGGAACGGTCACAGGTCGTTGTACTCATAGCTATCCTAACATCGCACAAGTACCAGCAGTACGCGCACCCTACGGCAAGGAATGTCGTGAGTTATTTAAAGCGCGTGATGGCTACGTACTTGTCGGTTGTGATGCGAGTGGTCTTGAACTGCGTATGCTTGCGCATTACCTCGCGGGGTTTGACGGTGGTAACTACGGACGTCAGTTATTAGAAGAAGACATTCACACGGTTAATCAACAAGCGGCTGGACTAAAGACACGTGACCAAGCAAAGACATTTATCTACGCATTCTTATACGGCGCTGGTGACGGTAAGATTGGAGAGATCGTAGGCGGTACAGCACGAGAAGGTAAAGCGTTGAAACAAAGATTCCTTACATCTCTTCCCGCTTTAAACGCGTTGAAGAAAGCCGTTGAATCAAAGGTCAAACGTGGTGGATTCTTACGAGGATTAGACGGACGCATACTACCAATACGCTCCGAACATTCAGCGCTTAACACGCTGTTACAATCGGCGGGTGCAGTCGTGATGAAGCAAGCGTTGGTCAGTTTAAACACACACTTGGCAACGAGTAACTGGCGATCTATGCACGACTATACATTCGTAGCGAATATCCACGACGAGTTTCAAACGGAAGTTAAACCAGAACTCGCAGAGCAATTCGGTAAGACCGCATGTATCGCGATAAGAGAAGCGGGTAATCATTTAAAGATGAAGTGTCCATTGGATGGTGAGTACAAGGTCGGTAACAACTGGGCAGAAACTCACTAATACTACCCGTGAGAACTTGTACGACTTGCCATAAGAAGTATCCCCTGACCGAGTTCTATAAAGACAGGGCAAGGGCGGATGGTCTGACGACAAGATGTAAAGCATGTAGTCGTGCGAATAAAAGAAAGCACGGACGTAAAGCTAATTTAAAAAAGCGATACAACTTATCTACTGAAGAATACGAATACATATCGTTCAAGCAAGGACACAAATGCGCTATATGCGAAGACACCTCCGACAAAAAACTAGGTGTAGATCACGATCACAGGACAGGCGCTATAAGAGGACTGTTGTGTCACAGTTGCAACACAGCGCTTGGACTACTTAAAGACGACCCAGCTATTATTCTTAAAGCGTACAACTACCTCACGATACACAATTACAACCAACAACAAAAAGGAAATAAATGACAACGACATTATTAATAGACGCCGACGTACTGGCGTATCAATCGGCGTTTACAGCGCAAGCTAACATACAATGGAAGGAAGACCTATGGACGGTACATACTGATCTTGCCATTGCTAAGACATGGATTGTTGATCGACTTGAAACGTTTAAAAAACGTATGAAAGCGGACGACTTCATCCTCGCTATATCCGATAAGAACAACTTCAGACGTAAGCTTAACAGCGAGTACAAAGCGAACAGACGTTCCAAGTTTGCACCGATAGGACTCGACCCTATACGCGCGTGGCTCGCCGAAGAATACGGTACGGTTATCTATCCTAACCTTGAAGCTGACGATGTACTCGCGATCCTAGCGACGGAACGACCGAACCGAAAGGACAAGCGTATCATCGTTAGTATTGATAAAGACTTCAAGTCTGTACCTTGTGCGTTCTACGACTTCAACCGTGGTGAGTTACACGAGACAACCAAAGAACAAGCGGATCGCTATCACTTAATACAAACACTAGCTGGCGATCCAGTTGACGGATACAAAGGCGTACCACGCGTCGGCGTTAAGTCAGCTGAGAAGTTACTCGACACTCACGGCGCTACTTGGGACACCGTTCTTAACGCGTATACAAAGGCTGGACTGACCGAACAAGACGCGCTTATGAACGCGTGGATGGCTTATCTTATTCGTAAGGACGAGTATAATAATAAACACAAACAGATTAAATACCTATGGATGCCGTCGTGCTTTGACGAAAAACAAAAGCGAAAATACAGTCATTTAATCCATCAAGTCACAGGCGATTTAGACGAAGATTTGTCTCGACATAAACCGTTTGATCCGATTAGTTTTTAGGTGAATGACCGATTCTATTAGAAAACTTCCCGACTTGAGCCGCGATTTAATCGACGCTTTAGACGCTCGCTTTCCGCTTCGTTTACCCGATCCGAAGGATAGCGAACGCGAGATATGGATCAAGGTCGGTCAACGAAAAGTCATCGAGTTCCTTATAGACACTTATGACGAACAACATAAAACACTAATAAGTCCCAAGGAATAATTAACTATGTGTATACCATCGCCTAAATTTGTACAACCCTCTCCACGTCCACCTGACCCTCCGCCTCCAACTCAGACGGCGGCTGTCGTTAAGCCAGCGGGTAAGCGCGGCGGTTCATCTTCGTCTAAAAAGCGTCGCGGTACTGCACAGTTAACACGTCCTTCGATGGGTGGAAGCTACTCAGGAAGTGGCGTCAATTTACCTACTTAATATAATACACAGAAAGAATAATCATCATGGCATTAAAATCACTCCAGAAAATCACGCTCTTGTCCGCTGTATCGGCGACAGGTGCGGGCAGTTCCTTCAGCGTTGAACGCTCGAAAGGCTGGACATTTACCGTTGCATCAAGCTCAGTTACGAGCGGTGGTACTGTAGATGTTGAAGCGTATATAGGCGGAGGCTGGCGCGTCATCCATAGCGAAGCGGTCACAGCCGACGGTAACGTAACTATAAGAGACGACCACGGTCACTACGAAAAGATACGAGGAAATGTATCCGCTAGAACCGACGGTACTTACAGCTTATTTGCGACAGGTACTACAGACTCCTTGTAAGATATGTCGTTATCGTTTCCGACTACCGCGCTTAAAAAGCCAAGCGGTTTAAAGGCGACAAGTGGTATTAAACGTCCCGCCTTTGGCGCGCTTTATGGGTTCGATTCGACAGGTACAAGTGGGTTTAATATTGATCTACGAGATACACACGCAAACATCATAGCGCGTACAGGCGACGTCGTAGGCACTATAGCTTTTGCTACTGATACCTACGACTTGTATGTCTACGACGGTAGTAACTGGTACTTCTACAATAACACTTAATTCCCATGAGCAGAAAATATGTAATCATTGACGCATCAGACGTCGCTTCAATCAACTTCAACGAGGTCAGCGAGACGTCAGCGGATACCCTTAGATTTTCAATAGATGGTAGTAAGACTTTCGTCAAGTTTGACGGCGATACTCCAAGCGCATTAAGCGGTAAAACGTCTTACTCTCATTCTGAAATATTAACAATATTAGAAGGCGATGATTGGACGTCTCCTATGCCCGAATAAATTATGCCAAGCACACTTTTAACTTGTACTTCTTCGACGCGTCCAGCCGCCCCAAACGCTGGTGATACGCTGTTTGAAACCGACACTAAAAAGATCATCACTTATAGCGGTACTGATTGGTACTTGTATGAATACGACGGTACGACTGCTTTTGTGAATACTTACAGCGTAAGCTTTGATGGTACGGATGACTATGTAGATTTCGCATCTGACCCAGGTCTAAATGTAAAGTCTATCAGTTATTGGTTTAATCAAGCGGCATCCAAGAACACTATGATTGTCAGCGGATTAGGAGGTGCGGCTTATACTACCTATGGAGGTTTTGGAACTGATACAAGCGGAAAGGTTAGATGGAACGACGGGTTTGCTGGAGGGACAAGTGCGGCTAGTGTTTTTTCGTATAACACATGGAATCATTATGCCGCGTTTCATGTACCTTCGGGATATACTGACTCAGCGGGTACTGCGACTGGAAACGGCGCTGGATGGGCTGTCTATGTGAACAACACAAGAGTAGATATTCAAGCGGCAAGTGGGACTTACGGCACTACTTCAGTTGACACTACAAATAAATTTAAAATAGGACGAGAAGGTGAGAGAGCGGGTACGTATCAGTTTAACGGAAAGGTAGACGAGGTAGCTTTATTTACTTCTTCTATCTCTGCGTCCGATGTGTCGGATATATACAACTCAGGAGTGCCTACGGACATCTCTTCTTTAAGTCCAGCCGCTTATTGGAGAATGGGAGATAATGATGGAGGGACAGGAACTACAATAACAGATCAAGGAAGCGGAAGTAATGACGGTACATTAACAAACGGACCTACTTTCTCAACCGACGTACCTACTTAATCCATGCAATACGAAACGGCTCAAAGCCTATACACTCAGCTTGAAAACTCGCGTTGGTCGTTTTTAGATCGCGCTAGAACGTCGGCTGAGTTGACGATACCTTACGTTCTTCCACCCGAAGGACACGGTCCTCACACGAAGTACTACACGCCTTATCAAGGTATAGGTGCGCGTGGTGTAAACAATCTAGCGTCTAAGTTATTACTCGCTTTACTACCGCCTAACGCGCCTTTCTTTCGTTTGGTCATCGACCGATACGAGCTTGAAAAAGCGAAAGCAGAAATGGGCGAGGAGCAAGGCGAACAGTTACGCACCGATCTTGAAAAAGCTTTAAGCGATGTTGAACGAGCAGTAAGTCAAGAGGTCGAAGTAGAAGCGTTTCGAGTCGGTGTGTTTGAAGCACTAAAGAATTTATTGGTTAGTGGTAACACGCTTTTATACATGCCTGACGAAGGTGGTATGCGTGTGTTCCGTCCAGACAGATACGTCGTTAAACGCG